CTAGGACTAGGAATTGCACCTACCACAGATTTACAGATTTACAATGCTTCTGGAGAGTCAGCAATAGTATTAGGAAGAGGAACTGGAATTACAGGTAATAACGCATCGTTAAGATCGAATACCACAAATGCTTCATTCCCATATAGTGCGAATCAAGAGTCTCTAGATATTATTAACTATGGTAAAGGTAACTTTAACTACTATCTCGAAGCGGGTACTGTTGGTTTAAATACTGGTGGATTCCACTGGCATCGAAGGTCGAGTTTCTCTACTCTTATGTCTCTAACTTATGGTGGGGATTTAGGTATTGGAGTTACAGTTCCAACTAATAAACTTCATGTCGTTGGTACATCTACTATAACTGGTGCTGCATATTTTGGAACAAATGTAAATGTTGGAAATAATTTAGTAGTCGCAAACACAGTTACAGCAGGTAATTTGAGCGTTCCTACAATTACAACCAATTTAGTAGGTAATGTTTTAGCAAATAGTGGCATATCCACATTTGTAGGATTAAAAGTTAATGGTGCAGCAGAATTTAATCAAGACCCTGATATAGGTGGAGTGGGTATTGGAACTACAGCAAGTGGTCATGCTTTCGCTGTTGGTACATCGCCAGTTGGAAGATTAGTTATAAGTGGTGGTGGAGAAATTGGTATCAAAACAACAACCATATTACCAGCAACTCAATTAGATTGTAGTCAAGGACAAGCATTGTTTGGTCAAATCGGTGTAGGAGTTACCATTTCAAGGTCTGCTGCTGATTTTGGAAATGCAGGATTTACGACTACAAGACACATGATTATGCCAAGAGTTACCACTACACAGAGAGGTAATCTCAATGGTGTTATCAATGGTTCTATCATCTATAACACAACCACAAACAAGTTTCAAGGTCGTGCAAATGGAGCATGGGTTGATCTACATTAAAATTTTTAAAAGCATACATACCTTTGTATGGTTTGTAAGCGAAACTCTAATAAATTTTAAGGACAGTTGAAAAAGCATCACAAGGGGTTCCCAAGCGGAACCTTTTTTGCTATAATATGTACATATTGATATTATTACATTAATGCCTCTACGACCACATCAACAGAAAGCACTTGACAAGATGAATACACACAGAAAAGGGCAAGTGATTGTACCTACTGGCGGTGGCAAGACAATGTGTATGATCGAAGATGCCAAGAGAAGGTTTGCACAGAACAGTTTACCAAAGACTATTGTTGTAGTTGCACCTCGTATTCTACTTGCAAATCAGTTGTCATCAGAGTTTCTAGAGTTCATCACAGATGTTGAGGTTATTCATGTACATAGTGGAGAGACACACCACAAGAGTACAACAAAGACAGATCAGTTAGAATACTGGTATCATAATAGCACAGAGAATCTACTTATATTCACAACATATCACTCACTCAACAAAATATCAGCATCACTTGATATTGAGGTTGATACTATCTACTATGATGAAGCACATAATTCAGTACAGAAGAACTTTTACCCACCAACAGAGCATTTCTCACATCATGCAGACAGGTGCTACTATTTCACAGCAACACCAAAGCACAGCAGTACACCAGAGAAAGCAGGTATGAACTGGTCACAGACCTATGGTAATGTGATATGTCAAGTACCCGCACCACAACTTGTCAATCAAGGTTACATACTACCACCAAAGGTTGAAGTCTATCGGACAAGAATCTTGGAGAAAGATGAGTTAGTTGCTGACAGAGATTGTGAGCAAATGATTGATGCAATGGACAACCTTAAGAAGAGCAAGGTTTTGATATGTGCCAAGTCCACAAGTCAGATCGTCAATCTAATTGCACATACAAAGTTTGTTGATGAGTTAGCATGGAGAGGTTATTCATATATGTTGATTACTTCCAAGACAGGTGCTATAATTGATGGAGAAAAGGTTGATAGAGAGGAGTTCTTCAATGTACTCAACGCATGGGGTCAAGACCCAGACAAAAGATTTGTTGTATTACATCACAGTATTCTATCTGAAGGTATCAACGTCAAAGGTCTTGAAGCGGTCTTGTTTATGAGGTCTATGGATTATGTCGGAATATCACAAACCATTGGTCGTGTGATTCGCAAGGGAGCGAAGGACAAGGTATTTGGTCTGGTATGTATTCCAGTATATTCCAAAGTTGGTATCTCAACCGCCAGAAAGGTCGAAGCAGTTGTTGATACAATATTCAACAAAGGCGAAGCAGCAACTTCAGTTATCACAAAATGAAAACAGAAACACTATTAAGAATCCTTAAAGTAGTTAAGGTCAAACCTAAACCCAAGTATCCACCAATTCGTAAACATTATAACGTACATTTATTTGGATAATGAAAGATTTAATTCTATTTGGAGATTGTAAGAAAACTCTATCGGCATTTCTACCCAAGAGTGCAAGAACTTGTGTTACTTCCCCGCCATACTATGGATTGAGAGATTATGGAACTGCAACTTGGATAGGTGGCGATCCTAATTGTAATCATAGGAGAGACAGTAAAGTCAAAGCAGAGAATTGTAATACAGGACATAAAAACCACGATGAAATGTATGGAGTTGGCGATGCAATATACAAAACTGTTTGCCCAAAGTGTGGTGCGATTAGACAAGATAGTCAAATTGGATTAGAAGAAACACCCGAAGAATATATTGAAAGTCTTGTAAGTGTATTTCGTGGTGTCAGGGATGTTCTAACTGATGATGGTACTTTGTGGGTTAATCTTGGGGATAGTTATTATAACTATAGACCTGGAAAAGGTCAATCATATCCTAAACAAACAGTATCTAAAACTAAACAAGATTTACCAGATGAATGTAATAAAAGAGGTAACAAATTAGATGGATTAAAAGAAAAAGATTTAATTGGAATACCTTGGCTATTTGCTTTTGCAATGAGAGCAGACGGATGGTATCTACGTCAAGATATAATATGGCACAAACCAAATCCGATGCCAGAAAGTGTACGAGATAGGTGTACTAAATCACATGAATATATATTTTTGTTTAGTAAAAATAGAAAATACTACTACGATAATGAAGCAATCAAAGAACCCGCAAAAGATTGGGGAACAAGAGACAGAACAAACGGAAAATATCACAACGAAGGAACAGGACTCCAACCGCATAGCGGACTTACAAAATCATATCCAACAAAAAATAAACGATCTGTCTGGTCAGTAACAGTTAAACCATATAAGGAAGCACATTTTGCAACATATCCACCTGACTTGATTGAACCTTGCATACTTGCAGGGAGTGAGGAAGGAGATATAATACTCGACCCATTCATGGGTGCAGGTACTACAGCAGCAGTAGCAAAATCACTTAATCGTTATTATATTGGGTGTGAACTCAATGAAGACTATGGTAACTTAATTCAGAAGAGAATACAAGATTATCAACCAGTTAATAAAGTGGCACAAGAACCTTGCATTAACATATTAGATATTATATAATACAAATAGTTAAAGTATTACTATGAAATGCGAAGTCCAGTTGTATGTTGCAGGTAAGGTATTTACCGAGCAAGTATATGCTGTCGATTACGAGGAAGCAAGAAGAGTTGCTCTTGCTAGAAATCCTAATGCGAGAATTGTAAGCGTAAATGCGAAACTCTAATTATCAATCATTCTATCCTACTACATTTCCCACACTACTAGACCCTAAACCAGATCAACCAACTGGTTGGGTGTCTAAAGATGGTATGTGGGCAGCAGTTCCATCTGATGGTAGAAAGTTTGCTATCGTGCATAATGGTATCGTAGAACACTTCTCAAAGAATTTTGAATGTGCTATGATATACATAAAAAAGGGTATTCAAAAGGAGAATAAAGATGCACGATCAAAATTCAATCGACAAAAGTGAAACTGATGCTGAAAAATATCAGAGAGCGTTAGATTTATTTACAGAATCAGTATTAAAACCTGACCATACTCTTCGTGGTTGTGCATATAATCAAGGATGTTATGAGGACTTGATGGAGATAAGAGAACACGTTTTAGAATACCTTAAAACATTAAAAGAAGTTACATATCATACTAACCCAGATGAGAGTGATGATCTAGAAACCGCAAAGTTAATTGGTGCAAAACCACTTACTAAATGGAGATAGGTATAAACTCGTAGGCATAAATTTTTGTTACATTGTATCTGTAAATACATACATATTTTGACTAAATAAAAATGAACCTTAAGGAGTTACCGATGCACTAAAGTTTCATATTATGTAAAACAAATTGTATTTAAAAATGAG